TTCCGCTTGATGTACTAATACCGGTAGTAGCAAGAGTAAGGTCGCCAATTTTTAAACTATTATCAAAAATAATATCAGGCTCACTAGTACCTGATGATGTACGTAATGTACCGTTAATAGTTAAGTTTCTAGGAGTTGTAGTTGTATTAATACCAAGAGTATTATCTCTTTTTACAACTAAAAGGTCATTGTCAAACTTAAGATCCGAAAGTTCTCGTAATAAGTTATCTTGTAGTAATTGACCGCCTATGCGAGCGACTTGTGCCATTAGGTTCCCTCTCTAACTTCTTACTTGTATTTATTTTACTTGTCGAAGTTATGTAGTACTTGGACAACCTTACCAGTAGGGACAGCTGAACCAAATGATAGATATGTTCCTGGAGTTTTTCCTGCTGGATTTTGCACAAGAGAATAGTTAGTGTTTGCTAACTGAAAAACGTTTTCAATAGTTACTAAAATGTTATTTTCAGATACCGGTATAGGATAGTAACTATCGTTTGAATCTAGTGGTCCAAATAATGTTTCAACTCCGTCACCGTTTCCTAAATTTTGTTGATGAATAACAGTAGGTTCTCTAAATCTAATAGGTTTCCATGCCGCATTTTGTCTTACTTCAAAGTCTCCGGTATCAGTATTATATCTAACCATACCTTCTGTTGGAATAAACGGTCTGTCGTTTTGCGTTCCTTTAGGAACAATCACAGCTGAATTAGTATTCATTGTGATTAAACCAAGAGAGTCTACGTTTACTCCTTTTGTGTCGGCATTAATTCCTCTAGATGTTGTTTGTGCTTTAATAAATCGCATTATACTTCCAAATAACTAACTGTAGCAAGTAAATATTCTTTACCTGCTTGTCCCATAGCTACAATACTGTCTCCTTCTTCCAATACAATCTTTTCTGTATCAAAAGAAAATGTATCAGCACCTGCTACTTTTAAATCATTTAATATTTGATTAGAGTTTGGATCTGCATATCCTTTTGTTTGGCCGCTTGGAATAAAATGTAGATCAAAAGTTGCATCATTGCCGCCGCCTGTATCTGCAGGTTGTGAATTGCAAACCATAATAGTAGTAATAGCATATCTTTTACCTGCTGGAACTGTTAACAACGTTGTATCTGAAGAAGTAATTTTTTTATTTGTAATTGCCATTTGTTTTTCCTTTAAAATAACATACTATATAACAATGATTTATTAGTACTTATCAATTCATCTTCATAGTTGTTTTTGTTTTTATACCATACTCCTGAATTACCAAAGCCGGGATTCTTTGCATAAATTCCAATGTCATTAGCACTACTAGCAATTACAGTTGCATCGCTCTGTATAGGCATTCTTAAAACACTGTCAATTTTTACAAAAGGTGATCCGTTACTACTAAGTGTCAAATCGTCGCCGCTTGCTGTAGTAGAAATTGTTGCATCATTAAAAATAAGTTGTTCAATCTCTGTGCTGTCTTGTCTAAATAATGCTACTTCGTATCCGTCAATTGTAACTTTAAATCCGCTAACACCTGGATCTAAACTTTGATCAAAAAGATTAAGCGCAGAGTCACCTCTTTGAATACTCTGAATTGTAATTGTTTGAATACCTGTTGTAATAGCATCGTCTACATATTTTTTATTAGGTACATCGTCATCATCGGTAACTTGTGCTTCATAATTGTTTGTTCCGCTAACACTAAGAACTCCTGTACCTGAATTAATTAAGTATAAATCGCCGCCACCGGTTGAAATGCTATTAGTTCTAATACCAATCAGTGCGTTGTTTTCGTCTTTAAAAGTAAAAGTTCCGCCTTTAACAGTTTGTGAAATTGGATCATTATGTGTTGTATTTTCATCAAATACAAAAAATACATCTGGATAACTTGAACTAGTACCTCTTTCAATTCGTATACCAGACTGATCAAGTGTAATACCTGTAGAACCTTCTTCTCCAGCATTAAGTATAATAATATTATCTTTAAGACTTAAATCTTCAGAATTAACAGTTACAGTATTACCGTCAACAACTAGGTCTCCTGTTATTCTAACTTCTCCTAATTCTGCGCCAGTATCAAGAGTAATTCGATTACCCTGTGGTACTCGTACTGTGTAATTTCCGCTGTTTACATTTAAAGTCTTTGACATCTAAAATTCCTTGTATGTGTGTGGGGAATTTCTCCCCCACACTAATCCTTAGATGGCAACTAGTGCCATGTATGACACTGTTGAATCATCTTCAACAGTCCACTTGTAACGATTATTGTTTTCATCTCTACAAGTTCTGTTGTAAATTTTAGTAACCCATACACTTGAACCATCTGCTGTAATGATGCCGTTAATTGACATTTCATTGTCGGCTAATGAACCGCTTGCTTTAGCAACTAGTGTACATACACCTTCGTTACCTGATCCAAGTTTTGAATCATCAACTTTAAATTTATTTTGTGATCTTTGTGAAATGATCATACCTTGTTCTGTAGCTGAGTTTGCTCCAACTTTACAGTTAATTGTTAAGTTAGTACCGTCTGCTAATACACCAAAGTTTCTTTTATTTAATGGACGTCCCATTTGTTTCTCCTTATAAAACGTTCTAGGTCTACGCAGTGGGTCAATTCTGCATAAGTCTATCTATTTGATAGCACGATTTACGACACAAGTATTTATCAAAGTTTACTCAAGTCATAAAAAAAGGCCCCGAAGGGCCTTTTTTCGTTTTAGTAAGTTTTAAACTTAGCTGAAGCTTACATTGGCAATACTGATTCTACCTAAGTAGTCAGCGGCATTACCAAGTGAAGAAGCAACGTTTGATAGCTCAACATATCCGTAACGTGTCATAAATGATACGACAGGCTCGAATGATGCTGGGTCTAACACAACACCACTTGACATTAGAGGAATGTAAGGAGCGTAGAACGCTGGTGCGTCTGATTCGCTTGATCCTTTGTATCCAACTAGTACGTCAGTTGCGTCTGATGCGTATGCATCAACGTAGACTTTCATCGCGCCGTTCAATGTACCAACCATCTTAGTGTTAGTTGGTGCTTCGAATGTACCTTCAGTTGTTCTTGCGAACGCAGAAGTTGTTGCGGACTGTAGGATAGTCAATGCATATGGTGAAACCACTGCATAGTTACCTGCGCCACGACGTGTACGAGCGGCAATCTTGTTTGCAACACGGTTGATCATAACAGCTAGTGCCGCATGCTCATCGCCAACGAAAGTGGCAGTACCACTTACAGATGACTGATCGTATTGTACGTCTGATTCAGCAGTTCCAGCTAGTGAACGTAAAGAAGCAAGTACTTCTTGATCGATTTCAGCTGTAATCTCCTGTGCAAGAGCTGCCATGATCTCAGCTTCGATGTCAATGCCTTGTTGGGCTTGTGCATCTTGAGCAGATTCAAAAGTCCAGCGAGCTGATAGCTTTCTGGTTTTTGCTTCTACTGTTTGCTTTAAGATCTGGATAGACATTCTCTTACCAGCGGCACCTTCAAGTGTTGCTGTTGCATCAGCTTTGTCGGTAGAACCGCCGCCACTGTAGCCAACACCAATTTTGAATGGTGATAGAGCTTCTTCACCAGCAGTTACATCATCAAATGAATCTGCGTAGCGTACTCTTAGTGTGTGGATTTGACCCACTGGACCTGTCATGGGCTGTACACCAACTAATTCGTTGGCGATAACAGTTGGCATAACTCGTCTAATTACCGGAAGGATAACTCTGTTTAGTGTAGCAACATTACCTGCAGAAGTTGCACCTGCTGTCGCATTCTCTGCCAAATACCTTTTAGTATTTTCTAGAGTAACACCCATTACAGCTTTCTTGTTGCCTTCAAGGCCTTCAAGAAGTGCATTTTTGGTATCCTGCCAGCGACTCTCAAATAGTTCTGACATTATTTTCTCCTTATTTCAATCCTGCAAGTCTTTTGAGTTCAACAACGTTATTTGCTGAATCTACGCTTGCATTAGTGTCATTATTTGTCTTATTGCCTGTAATATGTGTGCCTTCTGTAAGTGTTGCCTTGGTTTCCTTCACTGGTGTGTTCCCTGCGATAACGCTTGGCATGTACTTATCGAAAGACTTGTGCAGTTTTTCGGTTTGTACAGATTCCAGTAAGTCTGACATGATTTCTCTTTGACCTTTGTTTAAAGGACCGAGTAATTCATTCATAATTTCTTTACGCTGTGCAGTATTTTTAGCAACTTTAATTTCAGCGTCTTTGCTTTCTACTAGTTTTGCTTTTTCTGCTGCCTGCGCTTTAGCTTCGGCTAATTGCTTATCTTTTAACTCAACTACTTTTAATAGTTTTGCAGTCTCAGACTTTTCATTTAAGTAACTTGATTGATATTCGCTAGCGAATGATTCAAACAACTTACGACCAAAGTCATTTCTGCGAGCCGCATCAATGTCTTCTTTTAATTGACTAATTTCTGACTTTAGACCTTTGTCAACGGTTTCTGCGACAACATGTGTTGCGTCTTGGATAAACTTGGATTTAACCTTGGCTAGATGATCTTTAGCTTCACGTACTAAACGTACCTTTGTTTCAGCTAAATCTTTTTTATCTTCATAAAATTCTGCAATTTCTTTAGAAAGTGCATCAACAATAAAGTTCTCCAATGTATGGAACTTGTCAGCCATTAATTTCTGATCTTCGTGTAATTCGCCAATTTCTTTACCTAACTGCTGTACAACAAATTTTTGCATTAGGTTTGCGTTTTCACGCATTGCTACGGCATATTTTGCTCTTGCTTCAGCTAATTTTTGGCGATCATCTTGGAACTCAGTAATTTCTTCGCTTAGTTTATCGGCAAGCATTGCGTCAATAGCTTCTACCATTGTTTGCTTGTCGTGCTCATACTTTTGAGCAAACTCTTCGCGAAGTTCAGCTGTAGCTTGCATCTTATTCTCGCGAATTTTTGCATTCCATGCTTCTTCGATCTCTAGTTTGATGTCTTCTGAAACTACATTGTTTTCAAAGAGTGCTTTCAGTGCATCTAACATTTGTTTCTCCTAGTCTATTTGAGTCCGCTGATAATGTTTATCAACGACTCCTTTAAATACTTCTGTGCCTTTTCATCGCCATTAAGTTCGCGAGCCAAATTGTATGCCTTATACCCACCACGAGTATTCATTAGGTGCTCGTAAATAGGCGTTGGATAAGCCCCAGGAGCACTTGGTTGGGCAACGGCATCGACAGTGATTATTTCAAATTCGCTGACTTCCCCGCTACCATCATCTTTTACATTACCCGATCCCCTTGATGAAACACCTAGTTTTACACCATTTTGAATCATGGTTTGAACTAGTTGTCCCATCGGGGTTGGAATAATTTTTAGTTTTCCATAACCGTTTGGACCATCCATCCACATTTCTGTGATCATATGGCTTACACGATCTAAGTTAATATTGAGTCCTTCAGGATGATCAACTTCGCCTAATACACTATACCCGCCTTGAATTTGATCGTTGAGCGTGTTGACAGCCCTACTGATCTCACTTACAGGATATACACGCTGGTTTGCGTTACGAACACCACCTTGAATGCAGATACCTTTTAAGTACAAGTCCTTACCACCTGCACTATTTTCAGTAGTCTCAACGACCATTTTAGCTTGGTCGAATGATAGTGTTTCGGTTAAGTTATGCATCCCCATAATCCTCAATTAAGAACCAATAGTACTTTTACTATTTGTTCCAGTTTCGCCTGCGCCTTTTTTCTCTGCGCCGTGGCCTTTGGCATTTGACATTGCAGGTGCTTTTTTGTTACCAGATACATTAACTTGATTAAAGTCTTCTACATTTGGAGTACTTACGCTTCCACCTTTTTCTTCAGCTGAACCTTTAGCAATATTTGCAGTAGTTCCGCCCATGTCGTTTTTGCCAGCAACTGGAGATTTTGCTTTGTTGTCTTCACCTTTTGGTGCGGCAACTTTTTCAACATACTCTCTCATTTGCTCTGCTTGTGATTTTTTACCTTCATAAGCTGGCATGCCAAGTGTTGAAGGGTCATATGACTCTTCTTCTGCTTCTTCATCACCTTCGTCGTCCATGTCCATTTCGTCGCCATCTTCGTCGCCTTCATCGTCCATGTCGCCTTCTTCTCCAGACATCATTTTTTCAAATTCTGCCTTTAGGTCATCAAGTGCATCTTCTAGGTCAACTACACGGTCTTCTAGCTCTTCTTCGCCTTCTTCACCTTCGTCGCCCATATCCATTACACCGTCTTCGTCGTCGCCATCGGCTTCAATGTCTTTTAACATGTCTGGGCCTGGCTCGCCGCCCATTGGGTCAGCTTCTGGTGTAAATTCGTCAAAGTTTTCATCGACTTCTTCGTCGTCTGATTCTTCTAAATCTTCGTCGTCTGTAGCTTCATCTACTTCTTCATCTGTAGCTTCATCTACTTCTTCATCTGTAGCTTCATCTACTTCTAGATCTTCTAGATCAGATTCGATCATTTTTTCGTAGATGCTACGTGATTTTTCAATCACAAATTCATGAAACAACTGATCAGCTCCATCGCGATCGTTGTTAACTAATTTTTCGAGCATTTGCTCTAGCTTTGTTGTGTCTGCCATTGTTTTCTCCTATAATAAGTTTATTGGTAAGGCTGTCTACTATTATTTACACATACCTTAAAAAAGCGGTGGTAAATGGTGTCAAAACGACTCGTTTTGAAAAAAAGTGTTTAAAAATCGTAATATCTTTTAAATTCGCTTAAATTTATGTGTGACAAATTCTTACATTTTTTTAATTGTTTAGGTACAAAGTCGTCATTGTCTTCTCTAACTCTAATATATTGTGTACCTTGATGTGCGTCACATGTCGATGATGTTTGTCTCTCCCAATTGCCAAAATACGTAGCAGGATCACCTTCACGTTTATAATTCTGTGTTCCTGCGTATAAATTATTTACCTTTGTACGCTGTCCATACTTATCAGGTGCTCCGTGAAAATCAAACCCTAATATGTATATTGTATCATGTCCGTGTGTACTTGCAAGCCATAATGCTGTTGGACCACTACTCCATCCTTTACTAGGTTGAAAGAAATTAAATCCTTGCATTCCGTGAAATTGTTTATTAGGATTGGTCCAAACTTCGTGACTCATTTGCCATTTTTGTTGATTAATCTCTAAGATCATTTTAACATCAACTGCAACTAGATAGTCAGGTTCGTGCTTTCTAAAGACTGCATTACATGCGTACACTTTACCGTATTGTTTTAATGAATTTATATCAATGTCTCTACGACTTTCGCCGTTGCCAAGTACGAATGCTACCGTCATTAACAAAAAGTCCTATATTTCAGGTTGTGCTTGTATTCCGTACATTTGACGTACGAAACCTAATTCTTTTTCTGTTTCTTCTACATGAAGTTCGGATGCTTTACGGGCTTTGTTAATTTGTCTTAGCGTAAGTCGAGTTTTACGTGTGTCGTCGCGCTTTACAATGCTATCGTCATCCGTAGCATCATAACCTTTATCTTCAACAGGTTCAATAGTTTCTTTGTCAAAATAAAATAATTCACGTAATATCATAATAGTATTTATGCCTCTGGCGTAGGTTCTGGTGCTGGTGTAGTAGCACTTTCAGGACCTTCGTCGGTACCTGTTACTGTAGGTTCTTCTGCATCGTCTGCTGTATCAACTGCGCTTCCTAAATCACCTTCAATACCTGCTCCACTAATTCCTGCTCCTCGCATTTCTGCACTTGCATCTGTTGGACTAACTACTAATTCGTCGTTTTCTTCTTTCCATAAACGTTCGTTTTCTGCAACTTCTGCATCGCTCATTCCTAAGAAACGCTTTAATGCATATCTATTACTAATAAACGGAATAGCTTGTATTTGTGCAAACGTACCAATCCTTTGATTATCAAGTTCTGATTGTCTATAACTTGCAAAGTTTTGTGGTGGTTGAAACACAAGGTCAAACATCGCAACATCAATGTTAATTCCTTTTTCTACTAGATAACGTTTAAATTCTAAATTAAAAACTTCTGTAACTAAATTTTGTAAACGCTCGCAATATTTGTTAAAACGCAATTCTTGAATATATGCTGTTCCAACTCTACCATCGTTAAATTGGCCTTGTCCTTCATCTTGTGCCGCACTTGGCAAATATGAACTTGGAATACGTAAACCTCTAATAAGTTTATTAGTAAAGTATTTTAAGTCGTCAATCTCACCAAGGTTTGTACCGCCTGGTAGTGTATCAACTTTAGATCCTCTACCTTCAGCAGTTTGTGGGAAGAAGTAATCTTCGTTGGTTGACAGAGGATTATAAGCTGAGTCTATGACATTAGTTCCGCCTCCTGTCTTCGATGGGATCCTTCTTTGATGGATTTCCGTTTTTACACGCTCCACAAATTGCATAGCAAGGTGTGAAGGCATGTTACCCACATCAACATAAAATACTCTTCTTTCTGGAGCTCTTTGTACGCGATAGATAATAATCGCATCTTCAAGCAATTCTTTTTGTTTATAAACTTTAAAAATAGTTTCTAATAGACTGTTACCAAATGGAGCGTTATTATCTAAGCCTTCACTTAGACTTAAATGTACCATATGTTCAGCATCAACAGCAAATTCTTTTTGTTTATCGTGACCAAATCTTGAACTTGAACTCTGTGTTGATGTGTTACCAACCATTCCTCTAACACCGCCAGTTAAATAGCCGTCACCGCCTCCAGTTACGTTGCCGTTAGTTGTATAAGGTGTAGTTGCTACTTTATCAACAAAATTTAAGTTAATGTCTTTTACAATATATTGCTCAGGAGTTTTTCCTGTGCTTTCGTTAACAATGATACTTGAAACTTTTGCAGGATCAACGTGATGCCATTTTTTAGTTTCTGGATCTCTAATAAAAAATGCATCACCAAATTTAAACACATTTCTAATAATACGAAACATTCTCGTATTAAAACTATTAAGTCTAGTCCATTGTTGCAAGTAGTTTTCGAGTACTTTAATTTCGCTATTAGTAGCTTTTTGTTTAAAGTCTAAACTAAAACTGGTTTTATTTTGTGGATTTTGCTGTGTACAAAATTCAGCAAGAATATCTAGTGCCGCATTAACTTCACTATCCATATCCATAACATTATATTGTCCATAACGTTCTGCTCTATTTGGAGCTCCGCTATAGACATCAGGAAGGAAACTACTATAATTTGATTTTGCCGGTCCAGGCTGTCCACTACTTGCTGACGAGAATGGGCTTACATTACCAGTTTCTACCGGTGTAAAATATCTTTTCCAACTCATTTATTTGTTTCCTTAACCATATAAGTTACCGTCCATTCTCTGCAATAGTCTATTTTGCTGTTCTAATAATGCTACCATCCTTGCAGTATTAGTATTTAAGTCACTTACAGGATTATTAGATGGAGATGTGGCATTGGTAGCAGTTCGCATTGCTGGATCATTAGTTGGTGAAGGAGCAGAACTTGACGATGTGTCAGCTTCTGGTATTGCACTACTAGGACTAGGTGAGGGTGATCCACTAGGATTAGAAGAAGGCCCACCAAACCAGCTGTCTGGTAACCAACGTTTTGCCCAGTCTGGTATTACAGAACTTATCATTCCACCAAAATCAAAATCAAACAACCCTGTAATCCAGTTATAAACACCTCTAACAGCATTTCCTAATGCTGTACCAATGTTTTCAATAGTAAATGTACTTCGTATATTTTCCCAAGTAAACATTTCTACAAACTTGTTTTTCCAATCAACTAAAGTATCAATAACTGATTGTTTTAAATCTTCATAAGTAGGTCCAATTTGATCCCATCCTAACATAGATACAACGCCTGTAAATATTGCCGAAAGGGCACTTTTTGCACCATCAACAATACTTTGCCATATTTCTGCTCTACCTTCAGCACTTGTTAAGTTTTCAAAGAATCCCATAATCGATGGCTTCCACGAATCCCATAGCTCTGTTAATCCAGTTATGGCATTTTGCATCATAGTATAACCTTCGCCTGAACTTAACCAATTCCATGCTTCTGTCATTTTAGTAAATGCACTGTCCATTAGTTCAACGCCGTCAGTCTTTAACCAGTTCCATGCTGATTCCATACTCTCTTGTAACATATTTAGGCCGTCAGTTTTAAGCCAAGTCCACATATCGTCTAGTGCAGGAAAAATATTAGACATAAAAAAGCCCTTCATATCATCATACATACTGTTAGCTTCGCCGATAGAAGGAATTATACTTGCTAGGCCGTTTTTAAGATCTTGGAAGATATTACTGTCTAATAGATCAACTTGAAGTCTTCCTCTTACATCGTTAATAGTTTCAGCAAAAGTTGCAACAGCCGCAGTAGCATCGTCTCGTGCTTGCTGTTCAGCTGATACTCCTCCTTCAACTGTTCCAGTTGCTCTACCAAGTGCACCTGTTAACTGAAATAGTTCTCCAACCGCAGTTCCGTTTGCAATAGAAGCTTGGACTGCGTTCTCGCCCATACTATTGGCATAGTCCATACCTGATTGTCTAACACTAGCGGCAAAGTTAGTAAACTCTTCAGCAGTCATATTCTGAACGTCATTAATGCCATTTCGAAATGCTTCGTTGTTTGCCATCAACTGTCGTGTCAAAGGATCGTTTTCAACACCGTCAGCCATATCAAGAATGGCTGCTTCAAACGCTGGGCCGCCTACTTCAGCCGCTTGTTGTAATCTAAGAGCATATTCTTCTCCATATTTTGCAATTGCCATTTGGCGTCTAATGTCCATATTCTTTTGACGCATTTCTTCTTGAAGTTGCTCTCTAGATTTACCAGTAAGTTTGGATATTTTATCTAGTTCTAATGAATAGTTCTGTGATCCTTCAATAAGCTGGGCATTAGTCATAAACTGGCGACGCCCAGAAACTGTCATCATTTCATTGTATGCAATAAAGTTTTCATTTAATTCTTGCGAGGTAAATCCCATTGCCATTAAGCGAGGACCAATTCCGCCTTGACGCATTTCTTTTGACATAGAAGCAAAATTTCGAGCACCATCATTAACACTATTTCCAAAAAGTCTTAAACTTGATGATTGTGTTCGCAATAATTCAGCAAATTCTTCTTGTGGTATTGCCGCATTACCTGCGATGCGTGTAATTTCAAACATATTGTTGCCAAAACTTGCACCTGACTGAGATAACTCTCTAAATAAATTTATTTGTCCGTCGATTAATCCAGAAAATGCTGTTAATCCTGGAATAGGTAAATGTTGAGCAAAATCACTAAGTTGATTTCCGCCTTTTAATAATTCAAAGCCTAATCCTACAGTAGAACCAACAACGGCGCCAATTGCGGCTGTAAAAGTATTCCATATACCTCCTACAAATCCGTCTAATTTTGCTCCAAAGCCTTCTACTTGAACACCAGCTTCTTCACTAGCGTCACCGTGTTTTTTAACTTGTTTGGCAGCTTCTTCTGCATTAGTGCCAGTACCAGACATGCCGCCACCACCGTCCATGCCGTAAGATTTCCCACCTAATGTTTTAAGTATTTCACGTAAAGTAGCTTCTGAAGCCGCATTTTCTGCTGTAACTTCGCCTACTCCGGGGATATCAATTTTTACTGCCATATATTAAGTACTCACATAATAAGAAGCCATAAATAGTTTAACATGGCTATAACATTATTTAGCAGGAGTAATAAACATGGTAGATAATAATATCCCTAAACCGGGGATCGTTGGTGGAAATCCACTAGCAAAACACTTAAGACAACCAAAAATTTACATCAGACTTCCAAGTAAAGGAAAATATTGGCCAGTTGGCTCTATTGAAATTCCTGAATCAGGAGAGTTTGCTGTATACGCAATGACCGCAAGAGATGAAATTGCATTTAAAACGCCTGATGCGTTGTTAAACGGTCAAGCAACTGTTGATGTTATTCAGAGTTGTGTTCCTGCTATTAAAGATGCATGGCAAACACCGTCAATTGATTTAGATACAATATTAATTGCAATCAGAATGGCTAGCTTTGGCGAAACTATTGATATGACTACGCAGATTCCTAATACTGAAATTACTAAAGATTTTCAATTTAATCTGCAAAATCTTTATGACAAATATACAAATACTACTTTTGAAGATACATTTCAAATTGAAGGGTTTGCTGTAGAAATTAAACCAGTATCATATAAAACATCTACTGAACAAAGTATTAAAGCATTTGAACAACAAAGAATTTTTAATATTGTTAATGATAATTCACTTGATGACGGGCAAAAACTTAAACAATTTCAAGATAGTTTTAGAAAACTAACAGATATTAATCTTAATGTTATGATTGAAAGTGTTACAGCAATACAGCCCGACGGGGATGACGTTGCAGTAACTAACAGAATACATTTAACTGAATTCTTATCAAACTGTGAAGCAAAAACTTTTAATCAAATTCAAGAACATATTAAAGATCAAAGAGCAAAGTTTACACAAGCACCTGTTGATGTTGAAGCGACCGAAGAAGAAATTGCTGCCGGTGCACCTAAAGTATATTCAATTCCGGTTACGTTTGACCAAAGCAATTTTTTCGGCTAAGGATTTTAACGTGGGACCTCGATAAAATCCAAACCGAGGTTAAAATCCTAGAAAAACAGGTAACGGAAATTAAAACTGAGCTAGTAAAAACTTGCTGGTGGATGCGAGGAGCAGTTTCTCTTATCGAAGCATACGAATTAACTGTTGAAGATCGTCAGATTATTAACAACGTTATCAAAGACAACTTAGAACAATCTAAAAAAACTGGAAAAGATTTTTGGTAAAAGCGTTTATCTGTTTACTTTTTCTTTTGGTGCAATAACTTCATATCCTGCTTTACGTAAAACATCAACAGCTTGTTGAATTTCTACGGTAACACCCATATCTGCTAGTTTATTACCGCCTGAAGATTTAGTTTTAGTTTTTTTATCTTTTGGATCAGGAGAAGTTGTAGGTGCATCACCAAATCTACTCTTTTGAGTTGGTGTTCTGCCAGACTTAACACCAGCGGCCATACCTTGTTGCACGAATTTTTTGATAGCTTTCATTGCGGTTGCTTTATTAATTTGTGCA